TATGGATTATAAGCTTAATTCTCAAGAAAATAGACTCAAGTTGTTGGCAGGTTTAATTGACACGGATGGTTGGTACGATCAAAAATCAAAATACTATGAGATAACTCAAAAGAGTGAGACTTTAGCCAGAGATATTGTATTCGTATCAAAGTCTTTAGGTATAGCTACTACTATCAGAAAAGTGAAAAAGAGTTGTATGTATAAAGGAGAGAAGAGAGAAGGAGAATATTATAGAATTAATTTATTCGGCTCAAATATAGCATCAATTCCTTGTTTAGTAGAAAGGAAAAAAGTAAAAGATTCTCTAAGCACTTTTAAGAACAGACTTCACTCCTCTTTTCAAGTTATACCAAAAGGAAAAGGAGAATATTACGGGTTTGGTTTAGACGGAAACAGAAGGTTTTGTTTAGCTAATTTTGAGATCGTAAAGAATACTGGTAAAAGTTCAATTATTACATCTATCGTTGATAGCAAAAAACACATCATTCCAGTTTCTCAAATCTTCTCTGGAACTGAAGACTCAAATAACTTTTATTCTAGCAAGTTTCCTGCCGTCACCATTTATAATGATATTAAGGACTTGACTCCTTTAGAGAATTTTGTATCCCGTCAAAAGTACTCTAAGCGTTATCTCCAAAATCCTTGGGCCGTTCAAATCATAGATGACTGTACTGATGACCCTAAAATATTAACAAAGCCTTTGTTCCAGTCTTATTACAAGAATGGAAGACATTGGAAAATGTTGCAAATTCTGTCTCTTCAATATTGTTTGGATATTAGACCAGTGATTAGAACAAATATCGACTATACATTTATTCTTCGTGAAACTAATAAAAAGAATAGAAAGTCTCTATTTGAGAATTATGCTTCTTGTGTAGATAATCTCAGAGACTTCGAGCAACTACTAGATCAACTTACCACAGACTACTGTTCTATGGTTATTGTAAATAGAAACCAGTCTAATAACATAGAAGACTGTATAAGATGGTACAAGGCTGATTTGGAAAAGATCAAGAATTTCAAGTTTGGATGTGAAGATTTTTGGTTGTTTAACGACCAGAGACTTGACGAAGCATACGTAGAACCTTCCTATTAAAGGATTTAATTAATTTATTTATGTTTAGTAAATAAATAAATTATAAATGTCAAAGAAAGTTTTAATAAAAACGGGAAAAGACCCTATTGTACTTGACATTCCAATCTCCACCATTGATGATGTAGATACTATTAAAACTATGTGCGCGGCTTCCTTGAAACTACCTCTACATTTTTTAAAATTAGTACAAAATCAATCCACCATTGAGGAAAGCGATATTTCTTTACCAATCCCTTTCAACAGCGCAAAAAAAATGGTTCAACTCACTGACATCCAAACCATGAATATATCTTTCAACACAGTAGAAGAATTAATTACAAGTTCCAAAGGATCCGTGGACGAAGTAAACTCTAAAATATTAAAATTTTTAGACAATAGTTTATATGATAGTAAATACTGTTTATTTGTTAATTTTTATTACATGTTTGGAAAGACCAAAGATGCGGAGTTTCTAGATAACCCTAACTCGGCAAAGTTTAGAGAGGACTTTGGAAAGAGTTTCGAGTTCATAGAGTATATTAAGCAAAATCCTGCCTTTGGTATTACCAGTACGTTTCAAAGAGAGTTTGGGTTTTTTATGACAAACTTTAAAAACCATATTAAGGAAGTTGAAACAAAAGCAAAGGAAATATCCGAGGTAGCTTTGCTTGTAAAAAGAAATAAGGATAAAAGAAAAGAAATTCAAAAAGAACTAAGCAAGGAAAGAATAAAATATACAAGTTCTAAAATAACACTTTCTCCATTCTATACGAATGATATTGAACTTTTTGAAAATCTAAATCTTTCTAGAGACATTCCTTACGCAAAATTAGGAAACTTCACAAAGGTTTTGAAATCCTTCTCTCCTCCAGATGAGTTTATATACAGCGAACAAGGAAAGCTTACGCTGTTTGTTCTAAACAAGAATAATGAACCTCTTTCAAATATAGAAGTTCCCAAGTTTACTAACTATTCTACGATACTTATTACCAAAGTGAATGACACTCTTGAGATTATGGTGGACACAAAAGTGGAAGGTTTTGACGCCAACACTGATGTCAAGGAGGAGGTGGTTATTCAAAGAATTGTTAATGCTCTTAACATTCAGGATAAAATAACGGAGATGGATTTTGTATTGAGTCCTACATATTTCAAAGGAGAAATTTATTTACCATTCAAACATTTTTCAAGAATAATAATTCATGATATTGCCATGAATGACGATTTTATTTCCAAATTATTTGTTATTAATGAAAGATTCACCACCATAAACAAAAAAGGAGGAGTAGGACTAATCTATTTACCAAGCGAAAAATCAACCTACCCAAGTGTGTGTTCCATGACTAATGCCGTAGTTGCTTCCTCTAACAAGAGATTCATGCAAGGTACAAAGTTGAGATTAGGAGATATATTTACTTCATTCACATTTAGAACTAGAAACGAAAAAACTCTCAAGCTAATGATAGATGCTGTTTGTGATATGTTAAGTGTATATATTAGAGACGAAAAAGGATTACTTTCCCAATACGAAAAACTAAGCATAGACTTTGACAATGAAAAGAATGTAATTGATAAAGTTGAAAAGATAAAAAAGAAGGCAGTTAAGAAGGATCTTAAACTGAAAGATTATTTACCTGATCTCTTTGTTAAAAAGTATCCAGCAAAATGCGGAAATCAACCTGTTATCATTGAGGATGAGAAAGAAGCTCTAGAAAAGATCGAAAAGGGCATTGACGTTATGAAGTATCCTCTTTATAACGAGTTTGATTCATACTATTACTCTTGCGAAAATCATAATCAAGATGGTAATATATATCCAGGTCTTAAACGTACCAACTTGGTTCAATATTTAGTTCCATGCTGTTATGCTACTCCTCAAGGTAAGTTTACAGATAGAGGAAAATATGAGGCTGGAAAGTTGGAAGAAGAGGAGGAAAAAGAGGAGAAGATTTCCAAGACATTTGCTATTTACAAGACATCTAGAATAATGAAGGTCAATCGTTTCGGTTATCTTGCCAAGGATGTATCTAATTTATTAAAAGTAATTGATATTGAGAATACATATTTGAGAACAGGAGTTAACAAGGGTATTAATTCTTGTATAGAGGCTATTATAAGAGCTACAAGAAAGAATGAGGATTTAGATGATATGGAAACAAAGGATAGAGAAAAGTTTTTGAAAAAAGAAAGATTGAAATTAATTAAATATATTTTACAAGGTTCTTCCGCTCAAGATTCCTATCTTTATTCTCCTTCTTCACTTGTTGACTATATCAAACAAGACAAGTTCATTGATGCTAGATTATTTAAGGACGCTCTTCAAAACATGTACGATTGTAATATTTTTATTTTCCAAGTAAATAAAGATCATGTCAATGGCGAGTTAGTGACTCCTTATTATACTAATAACATTTACTTGTTAGAATCCAAGAGAAAATTTAGATACACTGTACTTCTTTACGAAACAGCAGGCTCAAGAATAGATAATTTGTTCTATCCTCACTACGAATACATCTCAAGATACAGTGCGGATAAGAATAAGATATCTAGTACTTATAACGCAGAGGATATTATAACTGAAGGAATCGGAAAGGTATACGATGATATTCATATGAAATTTAACAAGCAATTAAAAACAGTTACGACCTCTATACCTTTCAAGAGCAGTATTATTTCTCAGTCGGTAGATTCTTTCGGAAAGACGAGAGTCTTATTCTTTGAAGGAGGTGTAAATATACTCACTCAGCCTCTTGACAACATTCCATCTTCAAGAATACAAGAGAATATATCCAATATAAATAATTTTAAGCCCGTGGATTACGATACAGCTATAGCATTTATAAATAAGGAAAAGATTTTGGACTATAAGTTTTCCGTTATATCTGAAAGACTTGTGGGAATATACGCAAAAAAGAAATTTTTAAAATTTTATATTCCTATTATAACTACTTTAGAATACGATAAAGATGTTGAAACAATCAACGAGACTTATTCTCCTTCGTTTATGTTAAAGGAAGATATCTTAACAGAGTACTGTAAGCGTCTTAGAGCAGCTAGAAACTTGTCTGCTGTTGCCTTGTACGTATTTTCAAAGTATATTAATATTAATAATAAAAGCATCAAGGATGACTCGCTTGAAGAAACTGTACTTGATTTTAGTAAAGATTGTATCGAAGTAGTTTCTGAAATAAATGAAGAAAATTATCTACAAATACCAAGAAAGTTTGAGGAGACAATAGAAGGAATACAAAACAAAATTTACGTTCCTAACAAAAAGATGAGTAGAAAACTTGCTTATTTCGTTTTTATAAAAACAAGACAAAATTCAAGATATATATTAGGATATAAAGATCTAGAGTTTATACCCAATTATTATCAAGACGTTAGAGATTTCAAGATATCTGATAATGACACTATCTTTTTTTCTAATACCGAGTCTGTTCTTTCTTGGAAGAAGTATTTAGAAATTACAAAGCCTTTTGAGATAAGAAAAACTGTAAATATAGAATTGTGGAAGGAACTAAATGATAAACAA